AGGAGAGAGAAGGACCAGCGAGACCAGTCCCGATGAGAACCACTCCAAAAGCCCAGCCACACGGGGGCAGTCCCCCCAGTCCTCTCTGTCCTTTTTCTAAAAAGGAAAAAAGAAAAAAACCGCCGAGGGGAGGGGGACGTCGACCGCGAGGGGGGGGGGACGGGGGGTTCGTTCTCCGTGAGTCCGACCTCCGGTCCCGGAAGGACCGCGGGGTCCGAGAGCAAGTTCGAGTGGGTCTGACACTTGTGCCGAAAGGACACCGCGACTCCGCGCGAGATTGTCGTTCGGCTTATTCTGCCCCACTGTCCCTGGAATTGTCCTGCACCCCGCCCTCGGCCAATCGTGAGAACCCGTTCATTGACGTGTTTGCAATGCATTGACCTATTGTGGCAGTTGTGACTATCGGCAATGAATTCCTTAACGCGTTCATACTGCTACGCACGTATACGGTTCCGACACGAACGGCTTGGGCAACGGGTTCCGGGGAAAGAAAACCGTAGGCGGGAATACCTATACCCTATTCGCGCGGTTCCAATGGGGGTACACCCCCAAAGCTGTTGGCAAGCTGTTCCACGGGACCCGTGTACTGCGCGCTTTCTGATATTTTCTTTCTGTTCCCTTTATCGGCCAATCTCTTTCCCTCGCCATTGATGCATGAATTTTGGGACCATCTCTCCTTTCTCAGAGCCATTGTTTTCTGGCGCCATTGTCGATTCCTTTCTACTGTATGCGTTCGCGTGGGGGGTTGTAGGGCTTGACACAGAGTGGTGGTTCGTGGTATACTGTCCACTACATTCGCCAGAACTGGAGTAGTGCAATGAGAACAATACAGCTTGGAGAACACAGATTCACAGAGGTAAGAGTACTGGATGAACCCGGAGCCGGGGGCGCTAATCATCTCTATAATATCTGTGGTGGTGAAGATGGTGCTCTCTTTGCCCATATTGAATTTCAAAACGGCCCCATTCAGGAAAGTGGGGTCAATGGTTGTCATCAGGAGGACTTATTATTGGTGGTTCTTGATAGGTTGCAATCTTTCCAGAAGGGCAAATATGGTTGTCGTGAAAATGCTTTAGCGATCACGAAAATTGAAGAAGCCCTTCATTGGCTTAATCATCGCACTCGGGATCGGCAAAACAGGGGCGTTGAAGGAACATCGGACAAATGAAATGCGTGAAAGTATGTTCAGAGATCTCCCTCCCCTTACAACGGAGGAAGCAGCAAAGCCTCTCGGGATTGAGGAACGGACTTTCATACTTGACCAAAGGTTGAAGGAAATTGCCAGAGCAAGAACTCGCATTGACGGAAGGATCGTCGCAGCAGCTAAGCGAGAGGGAATCCGTAGAACAGGAACTTGAACCACAAGAGCGCCTGTTTTGCTATCATTATCTCTCTGACTATAATATTGCGAATGCGTCAAATGAAGTCTCAATTTCAGTGGGTCGGGGCAGGCGATTGCTTCGTAAGCCCGTTGTTGCTCGGTATATTCGTTTGTTATCTGAGGAACTTGCTCAAGATTCTCTAATCACCCGAGACATGGTTCAGTATGAATTGATCCATGGTTTTTTGCCTATGGCCAAGGGTGAGGTAGATGTCCAAGCATTGGACAGAGATGGTCGTCAGGTGATCGGTAAGGTCACTAATATGGCTGCATATGGCAAGGCTATTGATTTGATGGCCAAACACAGTGGGTTCACTGCCGCCGAAGTTGTTAAGGGCGGTCTCACAATTAATATTAATCACGAAGCGATGGGTATAACCATCGAGGGAGAAGTTGAAAATGTCGAATGAAACTGAAACTGATGTAGAGGAAATTGCGGGTGCAAACACTGACACAGAAGATAATGCTGGCGCGGGAGAGACTGAACAGTCAACCGATGCCGCCACTGATGAAGAGTCCGTATCCGATGAAATCCCGGACGCTCAAGCAAGGATAGCACGAAAGGCGGCTCGGCGTGCTGAACGTAAGTTGCCTGTTCACGATTCCGAAGATTAGATCATAAGTGGGTCTGGAGCTTCCAAATGAATGGGCAGCGCGTGAATATCAGCAGCCCCTCTTTCAATATCTGTTCGAAGGCGGGTTGGAGCGGAAGAGGGCTGCAGTTGTATGGCACAGAAGGTGTGGTAAGGATAGCTGTTGCCTCCAATTGTCTGCTGTCGCTTCTCAAATGCGTGTTGGTACCATCTGGCATATGCTACCCACGCTCAAACAGGGACGCAGGGTAATATGGGACGGGATCGACAGAGAAGGTCGCAAGATGATCGATCAAGCGTTTCCCAAGGAAATGCGCGATCTAGCCAACCCGATCAACAATTCCGATATGCAAATTCGCATGAGGAATGGGTCCATTTATCAGGTGGTAGGAAGTGACAACTACGATTCTCTCGTTGGCACAAATCCGGTCGGAGTCATATTTTCCGAATTCGCGGTTGCCGATCCCAAGGCATGGGATTACATTCGTCCAATCCTGGCGGAAAACGGTGGGTGGGCATTATTTATATATACCCCTAGAGGCAAGAATCACGGCAAAAAACTTTATGACATGGCTCAGGGCAATGACCGTTGGTACAGTAGCCTGCTTACCGTCGAAGACACCTTTAGGCCAGATGGGACCCATGTCATTGGTCCCGATATCATCGCGGAAGAACGCGCTGAGGGTATGTCTGAGGAAAAGATTTTACAGGAGTATTTTTGCAGCTTTGAAGCGGGTATGGAAGGAGCGTTTTATACGTCCGAACTCAGTATTGCAGAGTCAGAAGGCCGGATTGGGGACTTCCCACACGATCCCGGCAAACAATGTCAATCATGGTGGGATATAGGATTTAGAGATGCCACAGCGATTATTATTACGCAGCGCGGGGACGATGGCAAACCGATTATCATCGACTACCTCGAAGACCGGAACAAAGCTCTTGATGAGTGGATTAGAGACATCAGGAGTCTCCCTTATGACTTCGACGAGCATTGGGGACCCCACGACCTTGACAACCATGATTGGACGACCGGAAAGACAAGAACGGAGTTCGCCGCTGCGCTTGGGTTTACGTTCTTCGTTGTACCGAAAATCTCGGTTCAAGATGGGATTGACGCAACCCGAGTCCTTATAAGGACGGCCAAATTTAATGAATCAAAAATCGGTAGACTTCTTGACGGTCTCTATTCCTATCAACGAGAGTATGATGACCGTTTACAAATGTTTAGGGATAAACCCCTACACAATTGGGCAAGTCACCCCGCAGATGCTATGCGGTATCTCTCTGTTGGGTGGACGGATTACCTTGGAGGTGCAAGATATAACGCTTCCGAGCAGTTTGGAGTAAAATCAGCCATCGCACGTAACAATCGCCAGAAGCAATCGGTACATGATATGTATCCTTGGATGTTTAATGACGATGGGACTTTAAGAAATGGAAGGTAGCGAAATAAAACGTAGATTTGATAGCCTTGTCTCCACCCGTAAGACGGTTGAAGATGTGTGGGAAATCATAAATCACTTAGTGGTCCCATTCCGTGGCGACTTTTTCCGAGACATTACTTCGGAGCATGCCGTTACATGGAGGGATAACCGTGAAATATTCGACTCGACTGCTGTCGATGCTTGCAATACTCTTGCTGCTAGTATACATGGCGCTCTTACTTCTCCCGCTATTCGTTGGTTCGAATTGGGGTATCGTGAAATCATACTAAACGAAAACCGATCGGCCAAGCAATGGCTTGAGAATGCTGCGACCAAGTGTTTTCAAGCGCTTCAAGACTCGAATTTCAATCTTGAAGCCAATGAGACATATATCGATTTAGTGTCTTATGGCACTTCGATGATAGTCGAGGAAGTTGAAGAGAAAAATGGGGAATTCCAAAAGTTGAATTTCCAGTCTGTGCCGGTCGAGGAAATGTGGTTTGAACAAGACCATACTGGTCAGGCGCACCGATCTTATCGCCGCCACATGTGGACTCCTGTTCAGATTGTCAGTAAATTTGGCGATAAACCCGGAGACGTGCCGCAAGACATTATAAACCAGTCCAAGACTGCCCAAGGCATGGATAAGCGATACCCCGTGATTATGTGTATCTTTCCACGCGGGGACAAAAAGGATGCCGATGTGAGCAAGGTTCTTGCTCCCAAGGAACGACCCTTTGGAATGAAGTACATTTTACACAAGGATGGGTCAGAATTGGGTGAGGAAGGTGGGTATTATGAAAATCCGGCTTTCATTCCTCGCTGGCGAAAAACTTCCAAGTCGATGTGGGGCCACGGTCCAGCCATGATTGCCTTGCCGGATATCCTCACCATCAATGCGCTTGTGGAGCTAATCCTCAAAGCAACAGAGAAGGTGGTCGATCCTCCGACGAAAGTTACTGAAAGGGGCTTGTTGTCTGACCTCGACTTGGAACCTGCTGGCATGACTGTTGTACGATCCATGGATAGTATGGAGCCGTACGAATCGAAAGCTCGATTTGATGTAAGTCAGCTCCAAAGAGAAGAATTGAAACAGTCGATTCGCTCAATATTCTTTGTTGATCAATTGGAGCTCAAAGAGTCCCCAGCAATGACGGCGACTGAGGTACAAACTCGCTATGAACTCATGCAACGACTCTTGGGACCTACACTTGGACGTCTCCAATCGGATTATCTGGACCCACTCGTCCAACGGACATTTAATATTTTATACCGAGCCGGACAATTGGGAGAGCCACCCGATGTCGTGTTCCAGAATAGCGGCGAACTTGATATTATTTACACTGGACCACTTGTACGAGCGCAAAGAGCCGATATTGCTCAAGGTGTCACCCGATGGGTCGCCAGTATTGCCGAGTTGGGAGAAGTTGCTCCTGATGTTCTGGATATCCCGGATTGGGATGCTATCGCCAAAGAGCTTGGCTCGTTGGAGGGAGTACCCGCGAAACTTATGCGTTCCAATGCCGATATTAAAGCTAAGCGTAAGCAACGTGAAGAACAACAAGCAGAAATGGCACAAGCTGCGCAAGATCAAGAGATTGGAGCAGGCATGGAGGCAATGGGCAAAGGGCAAGCTGCATTGACTGCAGTACCCAATGACAGAGAGGTGGCGTAATGTCCAAGAAAGCCAAGAAGATCAAAGGACCAAAGCACAATGCCGTGAGAAATCGTAGGGGTGCGATTGATCGGGCTGTCGAAGGGAAGCGCAAAAAGAAAAAGAAGAAAAAGAGGGGGTAGTTATGTCGGAACTTAAATCATCGGCAGAAAAAGTAGTCAAGAAAGCGCGACGCTTTCATAAGTTATTCACTTCGCCAGAGGGAGCACTCGTCCTTAAGGATTTAGAGGACGAGTGCAATCCCGATCGTCTATTGGGGAAGAACGACGGTGAAACCAATTACAACGTCGGTAAACGGGACGTTTTTATTTACATACAACAACTTATAAGGTACGAAGACAATGCCAGAAGAACCGAATTGGAGGGATAACCTTCCAGCAGAATTAAAAGACCACGCTAGCCTCAAAGATATAAAAGATGTTGCGGCACTTGGTCAATCTTATGTCGATGCTCAGGCTACGATGGGCAATTCCATTCGTGTGCCGGGTCCCGATGCGGGAGATGATGCAACCAAAGCATTCCATGCGAAGCTTATGGACAAGGTTCCGGGCCTGATCCCGACTCCTGATGTCGATAACGCGGATCAAATGACGGCTCTTTTTACAAAGTTGGGGCGTCCGGATACTGCTGTTGGATATGATCATCCGGAGGGTGTTGATGCCACGCAAATGGGCGATTTCGCTAATCTCGCCCATGGCGCGGGCTTGACAAAGAGTCAATATTCGGCCATTATGGGCGGATTATCTGAGTTCACTACTAAAAGAGAGGATGCTCAGACTGAGGCTCATTCAACTGCTGTACGTGAGTTGAAGCAGGAGTGGGGCATTGTCTACGAGGACAACATTAAGTTTATTGATTCTGTGATGAAAGGCACGGGTGCACCCAAGGAAATGTTGGAATTGGCCGCGAACGGCAAGTTGCCTCCAGAAGCGTCCAAGTGGCTCTACAATATTGGCAAGCAACTCGGTACTGAGGGCATTAATTTTGAGAAAGACCCACATAGTTCACGTGTTGCGCCTGCTGAGGCGAAGGCTCGTGCTGCTGAGATGATTGCGGATAGAACCGGGCCTTATTGGACCGCATCTCATCCAGAGCACAAGGCATATGTGCAACGATATGTTGATCTGATGAAAGCTGCAGCAGCAGGTGGCGGATAAATTTGAGTGTTGGTCGTGCGGGGCCTGCTGTAAGATGGCAGGCCTCAACCACCCTGAATTGGACCGGGGTGACGGGGCCTGTATCAATCTCACACCCGATAATTTGTGCTCAATTTACGACGACCGCCCCGATTTCTGCCGTCTCAATCCCGAGCGTCCTGTTGCTGAACAAGAGAAATGGTGCAAGTTAATTGAATCGAACTGGCAAGAGTACACGGTAAGCTTGCGAGGCTTGACAGAGACTCTCGGGTGTGGTATGATGAGCCCACGAACACAGAGATCGATGAAGGGTAGCTCAGTTCTGGGTCCTTTATCACCTCCGGTTGAGAAGACGTAACTTCTAAGCTGAGGGTCCGGTATCCGGGTAGCTCCAAGCGCAACGCTTATCTTTTAACTTTGTGTAGGAGCTATACCAATGGTCAATACCGTTGATAATGTATTCGTAAGTACATACGAATCCATTTTACGGCACCTTGCGCAGCAAATGCCATCCCGTTTACGTGATAAAGTCATAGAGCGTGGTGTCAATTCCGAAGAGCACAACTGGGAACGGTTGGGCACGGCGGAAGCGCAAGTGAAAGCCACTCGTCTGCAACCCACCCCCGTCCAAGATTGGCCGTGGAGTCGTAGGGTTTCAGTTCCTGTAACGTATGATGTCGGTGACTCAACCGAGCAAGAGGACATTGTACAAATGATCATCGATCCGAACTCGAACATCTCTCAGTCGCAAGGCTATGCGATGCGTCGGGCTTTTGATGATGAGATTATCGCTGCTGCGACCGGCACGGCGCTTGATGGGCTAGGTGTTGCTAATGCTTTCCCTGACGCGCAGAAGGTTTTCGGTTCCGCTGTCGATACCTATGATCAGCCACTCGATTACGACAAGATCACTCAGGTAACTGAGCGATTCCTCGACAACGATATCGATCCCGATGAGCCGAAATGCATGGTCATTGGTCCGGTACAGGCGCGTAAGCTCCTGCAGTTGACTGAGGCGACGTCCGGTGATTTCAATGCTGTTAAGCCATTGACCACAGCCGGATATATCGAGAACTGGATGGGATATACTTGGATCGTGTCTACACGACTCAATCATCCTACTGCTCCGGGGACTGATATTGATTGCTTTGCATTGACGAAGAAAGCGATTGGTCTAATGATTGATCGTGATATTACGTCACGTATCGCAGAAGATCCGTCGATCAGCTTTGCATGGCGCATTTACTCATTCATGACCATTGGCGCAGTCCGGGTCGAGGATGAGCATATCGTTCAACTACAGCTGCAAGATACGATTTAACCCGTACTTCTGGCGAAGTGTGAGTTGGGGTCCCCGTTTGGGGACCCCTTTTTTCAGGAGAGACAAGTGGGTACTAGATTTTCAGTTACAGGTCGTGACGTTGTGGCAACAGAAGTTGTCATTGCAGTCGCTGACATGACCCTCGCTATCGCTACTGTTGCTGAGGAAGTCGCCATTTTAGTTGGTGATAATATTAATACTGGCGAATTTCGTATGCAAGTGGATCGATCGATCCAAGAAGTGATGGATGTATTGAGAGAGGCTCAATGGCCTGAGGGTGCATTGGCCACTAACTCTGCCTCAGAATTAACAGTATTAATTGGCAAACCCGGAGTCATTGTGGCCAACGCTGCGGACATTCCAGCGGCATCTTTGTCCGAATCTAGTATTGTTCTTGCCCATGGCGGAATCTCTGGAGGCGGTCAAGGCTCATCTGCGGCTTATCAAGTCGCATTCGATAAACTAAGGAGATTCATACGGGAATCACTTAGTGACGGTTAATTAGTTATTATAAGGAGAACTCCATGAGAGTCGGTGCAAATGTAAGACAACACGCCAGAATTAAACGGATGCATGCGGAAGGAACGCCCGCACACATTATTGCTAAAACGATGCGAATGACGGAACAATCGCTGGAGAAGATTTTGGCACATATTGATGATCGTGATGAACGAATCTTAGCGGTTGATGATAATCCGCAGGTTCAAGAGTTGCGTGTCCAAAACGCTGATCTATTGCAACGATTGGCCAAATATGAGGACCCAAAAGATGGCGCACAAAAAGAAGACGATGCACAAAAAGAAAACGATGCACAAAAAGAAAACGATGCACAAGGAAAAGACGAAGAAGACTAAGCGCCGCAAGTCTAGCTACTAGCCATGGCCCTTAATAATGTCATAGATGCGCGTCACGAAACGTTGCGCACTTTATTCCCTGCTGGACCGCCTTCGACCAATGACTTAATTGAGTTGTGGTTAATATCAGAAGGAGGCACAGGGAATACGCTTAATGATCTTTGGTATACTATGCTGATAAGCAAGGGTGCGGCTGTGGCCACTATTAGAGACATGTGGTATGAAGTTTTAGGTGCACCACCCCTAAACTTTACAGGCGCTATTAAAGACAGGGAACTGGCATTCTGGGTTGCTGGTGGATTCTGATGCCACGCGTATCGCCCATACAAGAGTCCTTTGCTGCCGGTGAAATATCTGAGAATGTTCGGGGTCGAGTAAGCTCAGACGTATACAAGACCGGATTAAAATTCTGCGAAAATTGGGTCCCTCAAGTTCAGGGATCAATACGTATGCGCGATGGTAGCCAATATACCGGCGATATGGACCCACGTAATAGTGCAGCTGTCCTATTCACTTTCAGTGTTAGTCTAGATCAAGATTTCATAGTTGAAGTCGGTGATGCATTTATCATCGTCCGAGATGGTAATACTGGTCTACAAATTACTGGAGGTGACTCCGGCAATTTAGTTATTGATCCCACTTTTCAATCAGAATTAACATTTTGGAGTTTTGACAATAATCAGTACACAATTGGGGCTTCTATAAGCAATAGCCAGATAACATGGCAGCCTGTTGAAGGCGCGTTTACTGAAACTTTGTCGATGAACAATGACCCCGGTTTTCCAGAGCCTGAGCCTGATGGAGCCAAAGGCGGTGAACTCACACAGACGATCCAAGTGCCGACTGGTGCGGATGCTATTGCTCACACCATAGAGATCGATTTTAATGCTCTAATATCAACTGGTGATATCACTAGGTTGGGTGGCGCACCTCTTAGTGATATGGAGGTTGTGATTAGGACCGGTGCCACCGAGGAAATTATACCTATTACCGATGCTGGTTTTAATATGGTATCATTTACCTATACGCCCAACGCTCCCTCGTTTACTCTTGGTTTGGGTGTCAGATACACTGCATTACCCATTCCTCCTGATCAAGTATCTCCATTAAGATCTTATGAGATCCCTTTTCAATTTTTTGAGGCGTCTGTAGTAGTTGCCCTCCCCGGTGGGTCAGGTACACCAGTTGAATTTGCATCCCCTTATTCTATCCCAGATCTTATGTGCATGCACTCTGCAATGGACCCAGCAGAAGCAGAGTTGTGGATAACTTCTGCATCTAATAATGTAGAGCCGCGGCAGATCACATTTGACGGGATCGATTGGGTTATGACCGCATTGAGTGCGGTAGTCGGATTTATGGCACCTACTCCCAACGTATGGGCCGCTGGTAATTACCCATCGGCTGTAACGATACGGGATGGCAGATTATGGTTAGGCAATGTGCCTACTGATCGTGCCACAATGTGGGGATCAAGATCAGGGGTGTATGTAGATTTCGACAATGCCGGTGCTGTAAATCCAAATGATCCGGTACTATTTCCATTAGCCGCTGCTGGTAAAATTACAGCTTTGTCTAATAAAAAACAATTGATAATTAATACCGATGTATCAGAGATTGTAGGAGTATCGAGCATCCCCGGCAATGTGATAGCATTCAATGATTTCGGATTCCCGCCACAAACAGATTGGGGCGCATCTTGTGTCCAACCTGTAGGGGTTGGTCGACAATTGATCTATGCCAGTCCATCAGATCGTAAATTGCGCACCTTTGCCGATGAGGGCGGCACCAATTTCGGGTGGGACGGGGTTGAATTGAATCTCCTTGCTCAAGATCTATTTGGCACTAAGATTATTGATATGGACTGGTCCGATGAGCCTTCATACCAATATTTGTGTGTGTTGGGCAATGGTACTCTAGCTGTTGCTACCTATTACTACCCCGAGAAGGTGATTGGATTTTATAGGATGACTACTGATGGCCTTGTAAAATCTATATCTATAACCAATACTTCCTCAGGTGCTGTTGTATGGATGTTAATAGACCGCGAAGGAACTTGGCGTTTGGAGAAAATGCCCTTTAACTCAGGCAATCGACACGCTATGGATTCGTGGGTCCTTAATGATATTGATTTAGCAGGGGTTATCATAGGTCTCGATCATTTGGAAGGTAAAACAGTAAAGGTAGTCGTTAGGGATGTAGATCCAACCTCTGGCAATGATTTCTGGGCAGTGTATCCCGATGAAGTAGTCGTCGCTGGGTCAATTACATTAACAAATGCATCAACTTTTGGATTGAGGGCGTTTGTTGGATTGGAATATAACAATAGTTTTCAATTATTGTCTCTAGAGGGGGTCAGTAATAGAGGTACCTCTCAAACATCTAAGCGACGTTGGAATAAGGTATTTTTGCGCTTGGTTGATTCAGCAATACCTTTGGTGGAGGGTCAATACCCTCAGGACCGATCCCCCGCAACCCCTATGAATTTGGGCGAACCATTTAAATCAGGTGATTTTGAGATAGTTGACCTTGGCTCGGGGGAAGGGGATATTGTAATCTCGCAGGATAGACCATTGATTTCAGAAGTATCGGCTATCTTTGGCAAAGTTCAGAGTTCGGAGATATAATGGCAAATCAAACACAAATTGTGAATCTTTCTCTGTCGTGGTTGGGGCAACGCCTAATTCAGAACCTCAATGATAACCAGAACGAAGCTATTGTCATGAAGGCCAATTATGATTTGACTCGGGATAAAGTCCTTAATGACCATGCATGGACGTTTGCAATCCGTAGGCAACAACTTGCTCCCGATGCTACTCAACCGGCATTCGGTGAGGGCAATCGATTTCTGATTCCTAGTGATGTCATTTGGGTTCACCGTGTATTTCGACCAAATGCGACTCTCCAAACTAATGACTTACAAAGCGCAAGGTGGGTCCGAGAGGGTAGATATATTCTTGCACGTGAAGAAATTGTATGGGCACAGTTCATTATCCGAGAAACCAATACCGATATTTATTCGGCCAGTTTTGTTCACGCATTCGCGGCTAGATTGGCTGCGGATACAGCGATTACTTTCACAGAGAATAATCGGCTTCAATTGAAAATGGAAGGCTTATACGAAGAGAAACTTGGCCAAGCGGCATTTGCTGATGGGCGTCAGGGTCGTACGGAAGTACAGAAGAGTACCATTCTCACTGGAGCGAGGACCCGATAATGGAATTTGTAGCAGCAGCAGTCGGTATCGGCAAATTGTTTGGTGGATTGTTCGGCTCTGGGAAGCAAAAGAAAATTGACAAAAGACAGGCGGAGCTTAGTTATAAAAGCAATCTTGAAGATATTCGCAGGCGTAAATTTGACCAAGACCAGACATTGGGGCAATCTACATTGCAGGTTGAAGCCTCGGGTGTTCGTCAAACTGGCGGATCAACGGCCCAAAGATTCTTAGACGTGATGGCAGACGAATTTAAGAAGGAACTTGGATTCATGCAGCAATATGCCGATGAAGCTCGACAGTTGGGCCTAAAGCAGGCTAAGTTGAATTACCAGACCGGCGTATTGAATGCCGTTACTGGTGGCATACAAAGTTATGTGGGCTTAAAAGGATGAAGTTACCGGGAATAAATGTTGGGCCTCTCGGAGCCAGTCATGCCCGAAATCTTCCTAGACCAAATGCCAAACAACTTGGTGATGCAATTGGTGACTTGGTTGATACGGTGGGTGGATTATTTGAGCGGAAGACGGATACCCAATTATCTGAGGCTACTGGTCAAGCGGCACAAGAATTGTCGGCTTTGAGGGCCAAACTTGAGACATCTCGCAGTGTTGAATCCAATGAAATTCCGGATGATATCGTCCATGAAATTGGTTTCAATATTGTCGATGCTAGTGGCAATGTTGAGGAAATTGGGCGACCCTTTACGTTTACGCACGAAGTTGCGGATGAATGGTGGTCACTAAAAAGTCAGGAAATTGTCAATGCTTATGCGGATCAAATAACCAGCGATAAGGCTCGGGCCAAATTTGTCGAGGAAATGATGACTCGATATGTTGCCCCCGGAACATTGGCAATCAATAAATCATCCATCACAAAACGACGAGCGCACGGCCAAGCAATCACTGAAACTGGCATCCAACAAGTGTTGGCTTCTGATGCCTCAACCGAGGTTCGGGAGGCTCAGGCCAAGGAGATGCTTGCTCGGCAACTTGCGCTAGGCGCGGATCCATTGTGGGTCTCGCAACGTTTACAGGCAATTGGACCCCGGATTGATCAAATCAATGTGCAGAATCAATTGATTAAAGCTACTGATAAGGATGAAGTTGATCAAATTGTGTCTGATATGTGGACACATGAGGAAGAGAATCGCATGTCGCCGGATCAAATGCGCACCTTAAATGTCCAAGCCGATAAAATGGTCCATGAATTTGAGGCAGAGAAAGCTGATTTTCAGCGCGGCAATGGTGAAGAAATGACAGCTCGTATGATGCAGGCTGATCTAGCAATCGATGAAGTAGCCAAGGCCGTGGCCAATGAGGATATTAGTCGACAGGTGGGCATGGTATTGTTCAATGCCCTGCAATCGGGCGGCACTACACAAGCTTCGAATCAATTTACCTTATCTCGATGGCGTGGCCAAATTGTCAGACTCCCATATACTGGTGGGGAGGATACGGTAACTAACAGGGCTGATTTTCTGCGTCAGAGCATTATATTTGCCTCTCAGGGCCTGAACCCCAATGGTACACCAATGGCTACTGGAGCCACAGTGAGTGGTACTGATGCAGCTACATTGATTCGTGAAATTGATGCTAAAGTCAGAGCGCCATTCAGTTCACAACAGTACACGACTGCTGCAAAATTAGTTGGATCTTCAACTCGTGCGGTTGATCCAATTACTGGAGCGTTGACGGGCAATCAATCCAATATCGCTGCTTATGTGCAGTTTAAGCAAGCCCTTGATAGTTATATGGACCAATATGGGGCAGAGGCAGATCCAATAGCATTCTTTAACCAGAATCGGGATTCTTTTAAATCGGAAAATTTTGATGCACCTTTTGCCGTCGAATTTTCTAATGCTGTTCCTGAGGCCAAGCAGTTTATGGTTCAGGATGGGCGTGATTTACAATTTGATGCGGTAGCGCAAGCACAATTTATTAATTGGCTGCGCGGTCAGGTGCAGGGTGGAACGATGAACAGGGACAGGGCTGAGAAAATTGCGGCCCAATTTTCGATGTATTATCGGGGACAAGGAATTGCTCCGGGTGGGGATGACTCCTTATTCGAAGCGCCGACCGAAGGTGTGCAATGAGTGGATTAGACGATCTTTTGCAAGAGGCTGACGAGAACGAAGTCGATAACATGAACGCACAGGGTTTTGGCTCTGAATATGAACTTTGGCGTGAGTCTATGCCGAATACTCGGATTGATCAAAACGAAGTTCAGGACACGTTTATCCAATCTAGAGATGTCGAACTTGCGGCACAGGATGGGCGGCTCTCCGTGACCACGGGTGGTGAGCGGGTGGCTCCCGTCACCGATGTACCGACTCCCGGTCCCGATGACGAGGGGACCGGTCCCGATGAGCCGAGAGACCCCCCAGAAGACGGTCCGAGTGACGAGAACCCGGACCCGACTGATGTCGTACCGATTGAGGGCATGTGGTTGCCTCCGGCAGAGTCCGAGGCCGAGAATTTTGAGGCACCATCAACTAGTGCAATGGTTAAATCTGATGAGTGGGCAGAAAATGCTAAAATGTTCTGGGAGTTCATGGGGAGTCCTAATGTAAACGAGCCCAGACAATATGGGCCGTTGGGTGGAGGTTCATTGACAGGTCAGCCGACTTCGGGTATGACTGATAAACAAATCTCTGATTGGGCTGAGTCGAAAGTGGCCGGGTTCAATTGGAATCTTGTGATGACCGGATCACTTGGTCAGAAAATCCTCACAGGGGATGATCCAGACTCAGCATTAGCATTTTTAAACTTGTTAAATATGTACGATTTCTCAGACGGGGGCGCATACGAGTTTATGCGCGCTGTTGGATTTGTGGGTATTGATCCCACCACTTATCTAGGAATGGGTGTCGGTGCCGCTACTGCTAGAGGCGCAGCTAAATTAACAGCCAAGAAGGGTTTGACCAAAGCCATACAGATGGGCATCATTGCCGGTTCCGCTGGTGCAACAGAAGGTAGTTTATTGGCTGGTGGATACGATTTAACTGTTCAGAATATTGAGAAGGATGCCAATGTTCGTGAAGAGGTTGATCTTGGTCAAGCGGCAAAATCCACGGCCATTGGACTCGGTGCGGGTGCTGTATTGGGAGGCGGCATTGGTGGCTTAATCGGTCGTCGTATGGATAGAATGGCACTTGCGGGTGAAAAGGAATTATCCCGTCAATTGGGATTTACGACTCGCGAGACTGGCCCCAAGGGTGAACCCAATGTCCGGCTCAATGAAGAGGAATTGGCACAGTTGGTGGGTCAATTACAACGAGCTTCGGCATTAACTGAGCAAAAGGATGATATTGCTGATCTGGCTATGCGCATTTTGGCGGGTGAAGATTTGCCCCGCAATACAGCCGGTAAGGTTGATGAAGAAGCAATGATTCGTAGTTTGGTCGGCGATGAGGCGTACGAGGCTCAACTTGGTCGACGTACTGATGACATCTCTGCGAATGACCCTGATATTCCCCTAGATGAATCTGAAAAATTGGCTCGTGCAATTGTTGAACTTGACGAGTTGGAAAGAGGCGATTTCATATTGGCGGCTCCCGGTCGTCCCGGTAGCTATGTTGTTGATAACCTTGGTCGTGAATTCGAGCTAATGGGTCGGACCAAGAATGGTTGGTATAACGTAAAGAATCGATACACAGGGAAAGAGTCCAATTTACGTCGGACGGATTTTAAGATAACTACTAAAGCCCCGCCACCAACTGTTGCTGGTCCATTGGGTGATTTGTCCCCGTTTTCAGCGCGTGCAGCTAAGATTATTGCAATGTCTGAATCCCTGACCCAAAGTAATCGTTTGCAGGACGTTAAAATAACACATGCGCAGCAACAGCAGCATGCTGACGAATTAAAAGCTATGGGTATCGATATTGCAGCCAAGGATCTAGCGGCCCATTGGACTCCAGCAGAGCTTTTGTTTTTGCGTAATACTTACAATGCACAGGCTCACGGCATGGCGGGCCTTGCTCGTGAACTTGAGTCATTAATGCGCAATGGTGGAAAATTGGCCGATACTGATTTGGCGTTTTTTAATTCGGCACACATGCAATTCATCGCTACTCGGGATTTGTTTTCGGGTGTACGTGGCAATGCAGCGCGTCAATTAAATATCCTTAAATCTCGTCCCACCGATGAAGTCTATGAGTTTAGTCAATCCCTGATGGACACTATCGCTGCTCAGGGCGGACGGGCCAATACAGAGCGGTCAATTCGGCTTGTGGCGGATTATGCCGCTCGCGGCGATATTAACAATTTGACAGCCAGTGTCTCTAAGATGAGCAAGAAAATTTGGGGAACACAGGTAAGTTCAGCATTGTTGAATATACGTTATAATTTTATGCTTTCAAGCTGGCGCACACATTTTTTCAATTTCCTTGGAAATTCCGCTTCGGGTATTTATGAACATGGGCTTGTTAGTCCAACCAGAATGGCCATTAACAATTTGGCTTATGTCCGTGATCTGGCGTATAACCATCTCACTAAAGGCACTAAAGCTGCTCCTGACCCAAGTGACCGGTTGACCATGAAATCTTGGGCGTCGGAGCTGCAGGGCCATTACGCATCATTTCGTGACAGTATATATCTTGCCAAAGAAATTGCATTAGGCAGGGATATTGGCGAGGGTAAGGTCTTCAATGAATTGGGCCTGAGATACGATGTGGTTAATGTACCTGAAACTGCGTTCGGGAAATTGGGCACTACCCCTGTTCGCATGTTGGAAGCAGGCGATGCTTTATTCAAGAATCAATATTTTAATTCTCGTCTCCATTTTCTGGCGGAACGTCGGGCTCGTAGACAAAGCATTGAAGATAGCATGGATTTTGAGACTCAATATCGCTGGTGGTTAGATAACCCGGATGCGTCCATGGAGCGAGAGGCCAAAGAGTTTGCGGCCAAGATGACATATACCAATGATCCTAATGTATACGGCGGTGTGCTTGCAGCATTGGCAAGGGGCGCACAATCGGCTCAAAGCAATAGCTTAGCAGTCAATATGGTAATGCCATTTGTTCGTACTCCGGCCAATCTACTTAGTTATTCCATGGAGATGACGGGTCTGAATACTGTAGTGTCCCCAAGCACAACTCTCCGTCATCTGACAAGTAGCGATCCATTGGAACGACAAACGGCGCAGTCCAAGATTGTTGTTGCGGCGGGTATGTGGCTATGGGCCATGAGCAAACATGAAGCTGGTGAATTATCGGGGACAGGTCCAACTAATTGGGAAGAGCGAAAAGCATGGGAAGCAGCCGGGTGGCAAGCTAATTCCATCATGATTCATGGCAAATGGGTGGATATGGCAAGAGCCGCTCCCGGTGGGCAAAGTTTGTCGATGATAGCTTCTGTCATGGATTATACCGCTTTGTCGGATGCTGATCAACCCGCCACAGAATGGATAGGCGCAGGATTATTGACCATAGCGGATCAGATCAAAGATGAGTCCTACCTATCTACGATTTCAGATCTAATAGTGGCCATTGAATCCAAGGAGCAAAGCCGTGCTAGATCCCTTACGGCCAGCACAATAAATTCTTTCTTGATCCCCAATATCTTGCGAGATTTCCGACGTATTGGCGATCCGGGATTGCGGACCATGACTGGTCCCGATATCGGGACTCAAGTCATTAAACAGATGAAGAATGCAATTCCGGGTTTATCTGACGGACTTCCACCTAACCGTGATTGGAAAGGCGATCCGAAGGTATATTATGGGAATGCATATGAACGGGGACTTATTCCGTTTAATATACGTAATCCAGACGATCATCAAGACTCGGCCAGTATGGCATTGGCCTATGCTCGGATTCCAATTAGTAGCCCAAGTAAGCAGTTATCGATGCCGGGTACAGGTAATTCTGTTGACCTAATCGCTATGGACAGGGGGGCCGGGTTTGTTGCTGATAGATACGTTGAATTTGTTGGACAATCTCGCAAAGAGTCTGTCAATAAATTGATGAAGCTTCACACTTGGCAGCAATTGGCCGAGGAAGGTAACATTGGACCGGGGTCGGAAGGCGATATGGCCTTGAGAAGGGCTATAGGCATTGGCAGCAAGGTGGGTCGCCTTCGCATGTTGGGTTGGCTCATTGAACATAGCGGCGAAGGCGAAAGTCTGTTTAAACGAGGAAATGGTGACATAATCCAAATCCAACACCAATTCAGCGTTGATCAGTATAGAGAGATGTATGAAATGGTGAGGAAAGACAATCTGAGTGTGCCGGAGGAATTGCCGCAGTACGAGATTCAAGAGCGTAGGGAAGGGCCGGAGTTCTTTAAACCATGACAGTACAAAACACTCCACCGGTGGTCAGCTTCCTCGGCAACGGGGCAATAACGTCATTCGTGTTTAATTTCCGTGTTGATGATATAGCTTGGCTGTCGGTTGATTTTCTCACAGACTTTGATCAATTTCTCCTGAATGGCGATCAAGATGCCAACCCCGGTGGGTCTGCGGAGTATATTGTTCCTCCACCTTTGGCGCAAGAACTAACAATAACACGTATGACGGCATTGACGCAAGAGTTAGATTATCAAAGGTATGATCCATTTGACTCGGAATCTCATGAGAATGCTCTCGATAAATTGACCATGGAAATTCAGGATCACAATTCTGTTCTTGTGGGCCATGTGACTGATATTGATATACATTTCACTGATGCCCCTGCTGATGGTATGGTATATGCTAGGCGCAATAATTCATGGATAGTTGCCCTTGCGGGTGTTACTGATCACTTTTTATTGACTAACATTGGCACTATCCCCCACGTGGGCATTGATGCCCATATCTTAGACCCGGCTATCCATTTTGCCGATGCTGTAGCGGACGGTAATCAATATGCTCGCAGGGATAATACTTGGGAGATAGTTGGCGTAATTTCTGACCATACGCTATTGACTAACATCGGGGTAAATACCCATGCGATGATTGATGCGATGATCAGTGTACTGGTGGCCAATGATTCTATTTACGCAGCACACGTAGCCAATGGGTCGATCCACTTTACTGAGGCATCTATTGATCATGCATCCATTCAAAACATTGGTGTTAATACTCACGTTCAAATTGATACCCACATTGCGGACAATAATTTACATTCAGTAGTGGACGGGGCGACCACAACGCCAAGTAGCCCGATATTAACACTTAGTCGTAGTGGCGGATTGCCCGATTTAAATATCGACTTAACAAATATTTTGGAGGCTGAGGTGGCCCTAGCAAGAGAGATAGATGATGACAGACCCGCTAACAATTTCATATATATTGGCGAGGCCATACCCGGCAGTGGGGCAACATCGGCTGCTGTTTGGAGAATCCGTAGGCTTGAATTTTTGAGCGCTATCGAGGACGATATCGAGCAATTTTGGGCCGATGGCGATGCCGATTTCGATAACATATGGGATGATCGAGCAGCATTATCATATGTCAATACTTAGGAAATAGGATCAATGGCAACTATAACAAACGGTAAGGAACTCCGACGCGTCATGCGCTTGGGTCGAGATATCATCCTTGCGGATCCAACGACGAATCGCGCAACCTTTAGAACTGAACTTGAAGCGCAGACCTCGTTCGATATAGACGATTGGGACACTGTAGAGAACGTACTACTCGAACTTGAGTACGTGAACAATGCCAATTTCAACCCGACCAGAAACTTCTGGCGCGATGCGTCTAATGCGCAGGCAAGAGCAACGCGCAACCAAGCAGAGGCCTTTTTCCCTACGTCAGTCGCGGCACAACGCGCATCGCTCACGCTGGGACGTGATCGTGCAGTGGTTGAGCGAAACAGCCGCCGTGATCTTATTCGCGATCACTACGCGCCGTTCATCACCAGTCCGCCAGTCGGCGTGTCTTCGGAGGTGGTCGATGGATTACGTGCGCAGCGGACTCGTACCAGAGCAGAGCAGGATGCCTTTAATCGCCTCATCGATCAGATTGACAATCAACTGACGAACCTCTGATGGCCTACGTTTTCCTCCCACAATTCATTGCTGGCGCGTTAGGTGTAATCAATCCTGCTGTAGCGGTTACGGCGTTTGGCAACGCGCCCAATACCATCGCCGGTGTGAACCTCGGTGTTGGAGTAGTGCGTGGGGATTCTGGGGAGCTTGTCGGGTCGATCAGCAATGATGCTGCCTATGTCGTGCTGGATGTGATCGACGCCAACACGATTGAGGTTTTTCCAGCACCAACAGTTGAAGCGGCGGCAGGAACACTAACAATTCGCGAGCAGAACAACTTCCTCGTCATTCAGGACGAGGCGGTGGTCAGCGCAGCCTCAATCGCTGCGGCAATGGCGCTACTTGATTCTAGACTTTTTGAGTTGAAGTTCACTACTCCGGCACAGACTGCGGGGCGAGAATTCAGGATTTATGGATTTCTAATCCGTGTATTTTTCTTCAATAATACAGTGGCAGCTACTACGGACCTCCTGAGCGAAAACGAGGTCTGGTTTCTGGACTGGGACGGTGCTCAACGATCAAGTCCCGGCATCGCGTCAGAGTGGTTCATAGCAGGCAATAATACGGCGGTGGTGGGTGCACAGAGCAACATCAATTTCGGCTCACTTGCCGATCCACTCGATCCACGATCAGTTCAGAACGGCAGCGTGCTACTCGGTGGATCAATTGCTAATTTACCAAATGGTGAATTATCTATATCAATATATGGCAGCTACTTACACTCAGGTGCTTCGCAACTATTTTATGTCGTATACGATGGACCCGGTGAAGGCGCTCTAGCAGGGTCGATTGTAAACGCTGGCCTTATTGCACCCAATTCTGGTGGAACCCTGGAAACGCTACAGACGGTAATCCACAATTCCCCCAACTTCGGTATCGCCCCACTGGGGCCAATAGCCAGCGCTGCTAATTTCTTACAAGCTGACTCTAGCAATTTCGGGATCATTTTCTCTGCTGTCGAGGTTATTCTGAGAGAGGTGGAGCTCAGCGATGCGGCGTTCAACCCCATGCAGTTCTTATTCAATTCGGCCGCTCAATTTATTGATCCTCGTGAAGATTACACTGCCGCCGAGCTTTTCCAGCTCAGCAATTCCGCCGCTGCCAAGTCATACACGTTCAACCCAAGATTCACAGACATCAATTTCGTGACAGGGCCGAGTCCGTTAGTCGGTGCAGAAGTGAGTATAGAGCGCGTGTCTGACGGGCACTACATGCGAGTTCTGAATCAGACAGACGGTACTTATACGATCACAATAAATGGCGTTGACCATACGCACATTTCGGTGGCCCAAAGTGTACCGGCGCTCAGGAGTAGTTTGGTAGCGGCCATCAACGCTGGATCGGAGCCAGTGTCATCCGTGCCTGCTACCACACTTGTCAATCTGGGCAATAACGCATTTATCATCAATGCAGATGTTGCGGACACGCCGTTTACGATTGTCGTGACCACGGAGCCTGCGCCGGGCGATTTGGAAGTGGATCAGCCCCCGCAAGGTGGTGCCGCGCTAGTGTTGCAACAGGATTATCGTGAGATTCCTATTCCCGGTTCTCCGTTCACAGTGGATGGGAATGGGCGCATCAACACCAACGGCGTGGAAATCGCTGCGTTTGTCGGATACGAGACGGGTCTGGCGATGCGCTTTATCAATCTGCAGTATCGGATTATTGTCGAGGGCAACGGATTCAGGCGTGTGCTGGATGGATTTAAGCCTACCGCACCATTCCTTGCCGACTTTCCGGTTGAGGACAAAGCAATGGGAGAATTCAGACCATGAGCGTGAGATATGCAATTGGTGAGAGCTTCGCCGTGTTTGGCCGGTTCCGAACTGGACGTGTTGTCACTGGCCTGCTTTTCAACGGCGAGACAGGTGCAGCAATTCCGCTCACAACGGGGGTGTGTATAGAGATTGGGGCAACGGGCCTATACAGACTCAACAACTCAGACATTGTGACATCGCTGGCCGCAAAGACGATTATTGTTTGGCAGATGACCGATACCGTATCAGGTCGAACTGATGAGGGCTTTGTGGTAGTGGGTCCATCTGATTGCTTGACTGTTGGTCAATTCTTGGCGCTGAAATAATCATACACCATCGATTAAGAGAAAATTGAGGACTAGTTAATGACCGTTCAAGATACTCCAAATTTTGTTAATGCCGTAGGCAATGCAGTGCAGGTCTCATTCCCTTTCGCGTTTAGGGCTGACGACGTGCTGTGGGTCTCGGTTGATTTTGTGATTGACCTGCTTGGTATTACATTAAACGCGGACCAAGATTCGAGTCCGGGGGGAACTGTTGACTATAATGTAGCCCCACCTAATCTACAAAGTATCCGTATCCAACGGGTGACCCCTCAAACGCAAGAGATGGATTATAATAGATATGATCCATTTGACTCAGAGTCTCATGAGGACCAACTCGATAAACTGATGATGGCGATCCAAGATCTTGATGCTATCAATACGGCAGAGACCGCTGATCTTCAAGCTCAAATTGATGCAATTGTTACTACTATAGAAGCCGGATTTAGATGGGAATTCGTATCATTTCTTGGTGATAGAACATTGATCCTGACTGATGCATTCAAATTTTTACAATCTATAGATGTTGGTGCGACACAAGATATTACAATACCACCTAATTCGGATGTGGCATTTGCATTGGGTGTTCAAATTACTTTCCAACAAAAAGGTGTGGCGATATTAGGATTTTTGCCGGGGATAGGTGTAAATATTGATTCACCCGGATCAAAGGCAGTAAACGCTCAATTCGGTACAGTAACTCTTATTCAAGATGAGATCGATAATTGGGTATTGGTTGGGAATGAAGCATCATGAGTCCCCCTTTACCATCAGGCAATATAGCTCCATCACAGTTAGTGCCCACTGGTATTCCAACAGTCTTTAATGATCCGAGCAACTGGACCTTGATTCAGCTATGGGATACTCGACTCGGTGATATGGCCAATATGATAACTGGCATGGGCGGTGATGCGTTTAATAATGGTTTTGCTTGGAGTTATGACGGCAGCAGGCTTACGATCTGTAACCCCGGTAGTAGCGGTCACATATACACATTTACGTGTTCGACCCCATTCGATCCAGATACGGCCGGTATAACGCCAACGGCAGACCGAGCCGCGGGACTCGCCTTGGTTCCTAGTTCATTGCAATTCAACGATAGTGGCTCCCGTGCTTACGCCATGCGCTTCGGTCATGATTTTATTCATGCGTTTGCCTGCTCCGGCTTTGTTGTTGGCTTGGCCACAGAAACATCCACCCTGTCAAAGGGTGATGTTGGCTTTACAGGTGCTCAAGAAGGCGGCTTTATTATTCACGTTGATGATTCAACTGTTCTTTGGAACGGGCAAGATACGCTTGCAGTTATTAAAAAAATATCTCTTGCGCCTGCCGGTGATCTGTCGGCGTTCACGGTTGATGGAACTGAGATAATCGACCCGCCAATTAGTGTCAATACACACAACATCGGGCAAAGTGTTTTGTCACTAGACGGCGCGAGCTTTTATCAATGCAACACCTTAATAAGTTTGGTGACAATGGCGACACCGGGCGACATAAATACGCTGTCTTTTGGGCCTTTCATTGACATCGATGACGTGCTTGGTCTCGGGTTTTTGATAACTAGAGTATGGGTAAACCCGAACGATACTAGCGAAATTTGGGTCGGCAGCAGTACAAGTGGCGTGCAACTTGCACGATTAGCGACGAATGTATAAGGACTTTCGTATGATATATAAAAAATTGTTGTGCTTTATGATTCTGTGTTTGCCGGTCAATGTTTTTGCAGGACCTACAAATGTCAATAAAAACGCCAACATCAATAAAAACACAAATATTGCTGCATCGGATTCATCGGCGATCAATGAGGGGGTTAGCTTAGTTGGAGGTGATTCTAAAGCGTATGGATTCTCTCATTCTCTTGGGGATGTTGATATTAATCAGTGTTTAGGATCCACTCAATGGGGCACGATAATTGTGTCCAAGCAAAAATTGGTCTTAAACAAATGGTGTGCCGCCGAAGTCTATGACGCTAAGGGTATGTATTCTGTAGCGGCTAAACTTAGGTGTCAAATACCTGAAATTAATAAACTTTTTAATACTGACTTAGAATGTATACGGGAGAATACGTGGACCCCACCCCCCACTACCCCACCGGGTTCTGGTCCCGATGGCGAGGAGACCCGTCCCGATGCGGCCGGAGGCGTATCCGAGCCGGGGGGTATGCACCGACCGGTGGACCCGGAGGCATACGTGCAACAGCAGATAGCTATTAATATACAGGAAGAAGAGCTAGAGACACTTGAACAACGAGTCGCCAGAATTGAGTATGGGGGCCGAATTGCGGCTCAAAAAGCCCAAGCGCGCAGAGATTATGCACAACATACTATAAAGAGACTTGAAAATGATCCTGAAGAATAATCGAATGATCCAAGCTGTTGTAGGATTGGGAGGCATGGCTGTTGTGGCGATGGCGGGGCAGTGGTGGATCTCACAAGAGGTGAAATCTCAATTGTCTAATGTATCTATCCCAGACACCGGTCAAATCACCACTGATGTGGAAGTCATCAAAAGCACTGTAGTTGCCATGGACGGCAAAATTGATACCGCCATTGAAAACCAACAGCGATTTGAAGAAATTTTTACGGAATATTTGATCAATGAGGCCAGTCGATGAGATTGGGCGCACAACAAGAACTATTTATGCGACTTCTGCCACGTCTTATCGATAAAGCCCATAGCTTTGGATTTGAAATTAGGGGTGGAGACCTATTTAGAGATCCCCGCTCTCATGGTAAGTTGGGCAAAAGGACCTCATACGGCCGTGCTTTCTCAGTACACAAGCTGAAAATGGCCATTGATTTGAATTTATTTCGGGATGGCAAATTCATAACCACTACTGAGGGTCACCGTGAATTGGGTGAATGGTGGGAACAACAACATAAGTTATGTTGTTGGGGTGGTCGGTTCAATGATGGGAATCACTATTCATTGGAATGGGAAGGATTGAAATAGAGGAAATAACATGAAAATGAACAACCCTTTACCAATTTTATCGGCCAAAGTTCTGAGCATTGGATTTGATGTTAATGTTGAGCATGCCGATGGCACTGTTAAATTATGTGTGTCCGCCGAAGCTGTGGCGTGGACATGGTGCAAAGAATGGAGGATTAAATAATGCTAGGCAATTTACTTAAGAATGCACTAGGACCCATTCTTGATGGGGTGTTGCGTTTTATTCCGGACAAGAATAAACGTGCCGAAGCTCAAGAGGCCTTTGAAGGACAATTGCTGGCCGCGATGTCTGGAATTGTTCAGGGCCAACTTGCTATTAACCAAAAAGAAGCAGGGCATGGGTCCATCTTTGTGGCCGGATGGCGACCGGCGATCGGTTGGATTTGCGGCGCAGGACTCGCTTGGAACTTCATCATTCAGCCTATTCTTATGTGGGTCGCTTTTCTGTTACCAGAAGGGGCTGATCTGGCAACGGCTCCGAAGCTGGATATAGGTGAGTTGATAACCATTCTGCTTGGTATGTTAGGTCTGGGTGGCATGCGGACTTATGAGAAGCGTCTTGGCGTTGCGCGTACCGGAGTGAAACCGACATAGCATCATAGGCATCTTTGCCTATACTCACCAAAATATTGTCATCCCCTGTATAATAGGTCCATATGACTTGATGAATACGAACCATGGCCGTACATGGTTCGTATTTCATCATTAGATCGCGGACTACAACTATTCTTTCTTTAGATGTGACGGCAAGATCAATCCAGAGGATTCGTCGGGATTCGTCGAAGGTGACTGTAAGGGGGCATCCGTGACGAGGTATGTCCCCAAGAATTGAACCAGCTGATCGATGTCTATTTTGTCTTCCCATATTCCTACTCCCCTTCCTAACCAATCTGTGACTCTGGTTGTGTGAACAAGATCGGGGACACTGGCTCCGGGGATGAGTACGTACCCGCGTTTGCCACGTATTTGACTGAGCGCCAACAGCCATGGCTGTCCAAGCGCCTTGACACGTTTCCTGAACCACCCAGCTTGAGCAGGTCGTAGACGGAATCCTCTTTTTTCGGAATCAGTCCACTTGAGTTCAAGATTGTTACAATACCCGCTAATGCAGTAATCAATATCAGGAACGCCAACAGCAGTTGCATGAGATTCTATCCTATCAAAATGACCATGCGCTTTGAGTTTGGGGCGCAGGTAATCCCACATTTTCTTTTCGCCTTGGCTCATACCAATTCCTTGTCTTCGGCTAGCCACACCGGTATTTCGATCTCAATTTCGGCCCCAATGTCCATATCATCGGTGGAATCAGTAATTTGACTTTTAGGCACCCACTTCGCTATGTTGGTATCCTCCGAGTCAGGGTCCTGTGTGACTAGGACCGCATCATCCGTTTCGTGGAGTATAGTTATCTCCACCCAAGTAACTTCACTCATATCAACTCCTTATTTCTTCCCCATTGTAGCCAATTAAAAAATCGACGGACTCCGTAACTTTTAAACGTCGCTATGAACGAGAACATTAACCCTATCTGCATGTTATCGGTTATTGGCACCTGAACATCATAATATAACGGAAGTATCACTACTTGAGCCGCTACAAACAACGCGTATCCTGCCACTTTGCCGGTCAGCATCTCAATTATGCTCATTGTTTTAGATTGCATGATTATTCCTCATGTTGCAATACCCCGTATTCAAATTTCCAGTTGCGACACTGATTGATCGCCATCTTCTCATTAATGGCGTCGAGCGGATCAATGCCAGACATGTGGCAGATATCCAATGCCAGTATCAATACGTCGGCCACTTCGAGTGGGTCTACTGTCCCGTTCCTTTTCAGGCTGTTCCATAACTCCGGGACTTCCTCCATTGACAACTTCTTAATGGCGTCGGCCGGTGATCGATTGGGTATGATATTGTCCGCCCATGTAATGATTGATAGCATCGCCAGATCAAACCGACTAGATCTCACATTCACCACGCCCGGTTCAAATGGACTCTGTTTACTATCATCGAGGACCGATGGGTGAAATTTATCTTGATTCATTATATCACTCCCACATCATTATATGAGGGGCCAAACCCGACCCACCTGACCTCACTGCCGCAAATTTCATCTATATGCGCTACGATATTTTCAACGTAGTCCTTCTCGACATAATTACAGAAGTTTAGGAAAACTAGATCGGGATTGCAATACCAACAAGCCTCTTCCATTTGCATCTTCGAATAGCTAAAGATGCGGCGCACTCGGTTAGTAACAGTTGTTCGTTCCTCTGGCAAATCGAGTCTCTCCCAACTTAATTCCTCCTGATCTGGGTAGCAATCGCCGCTGGACCCACCAACTCTGATGGGCAAAGTTCGAGCAGTTCCAATAATTAAACTAAGCATGGATAATGGTATACCCATATTAGAGAGAAAGGCCGCAGGTGTACAATCACGACTGGTGGTGTAGGGATAGAATTGGGTGTTTATCCCGAGACTATAACCCTGCGACCCTTCTGCAAGGATACCAGTAGATGATTCAAGGCGTATTCGCCATTCGTCATGACTGGCTACAAGAGTTCCAATTTCAGTATTCTTGAGCAATTGTTTAGCTGTACATTGTCCTTTCCGCCACATTTTATCGATAACTGCAGATGCGGACCCTTGAGCAGTGCTGGCTATGTGAGTCAATTTCTTACGTTCCTCCTCAGCATGACGTTCCAATAAGATAGTGGCATTTGGGTGTATCCTGAGTGTTTGATCTGGGCGAAGATACATCATCTCTTCTAATAATCGATCTACACTAAATACGGCACCGGGTCCTATTAGTATTGTCTTAATGTCTGGGCATACCGCTGATGACGGTAGGACTTTGAATATATACTTGTTCCCAACCCGATCAATATATGTATGACCTGCATTCGGCATGTTGGCCGAGATACAAGTATCGTAATCTCCAGTTTCTCCCAAATACCCGGCAATCAATCCCTTGCCAGTGCTCCCGAATTGTAAATCAATTATCAGATCAACTTTGAATTGTAAATTCGTCATAATGTGGGATCTTGTATCGCCACCTTCTGATGGCCCCTTCTTTTGAAGCTGGGCGGCTCCTGATAAATCCATAACCTTCTACCTTTTTATAAAAATGTGCGTTGCCTTTTGTTCTTAAACCACCATGTTCTTTCATCCATTTCTGGTAGGTTTTGAACAACCCCACTCTATCTACACTATCGGGCCAGTCTCCCTCGCCTTCGTCAATGCAGCCTAAATTCTGTACACCGATGCAATAGTCCATCCATTGATCAACTGAATCACCAGTGGCTCTATAAATTGCACGTTGTGCTTTCAACCCGGCAGTTTCAATCGCTCGGGTTAAATTACTTTTAATCTCCCTATTAAGAAGATCGTACATCATTGCTTCATACCCACCATCTTCCATTTGGTCATACAGAGCATTAAAATATCGAGGGTCACTTTTTACAGAGTCATTGACTTCTAGCACAAGCCATCGACGCGACTCCGGTCCGGCAGGTATAAACCAATCCTCATTAGAAGCAATGACTATCCTGCCTCGATTCTCATACATGAAGGGATCAACTCCCTTTTTCTCACATACAAGTTCCTTTTCAGTTACCATGGATTTAAGTATACCTGCCGTAGACCTTGATCCACCATACACTACTTCATCCGCAAATATTAATAATCCATCCATTAAAAGATAATTGAAGTTGCCTGTTAGATGTTTTTCGTTAGTTATATGTTTGTAGTGTTTTTGGCCAACTAAATGGCCCACTATATGACAAAATGTTCCTTTACCCGTGCCTTCTTCGCCGTGCATGACAATTGCAGTACCTTTTGGCTTCATTGGATCTTGTAGTATGTCAGCCACCCAATCAAGTACATAATCATATAACTTTTTATCGCCATTACATAGGACATTTAATATGTGCTGATCAAACATGGCCCAACTACCACCTTCCTTTGGCTCGCAGCCCCAACCCTGCCACAGGTTAACATACCCATCATGCCACAAAGGTTGGTCAGGGAAAAATCCCATACCCCTTACGCATTCCCGTCGCTCAGGAGAAGCCATCCAAATGTCCGCTTCGGTAAATTTGCGACGTGCTCTCGGTATGGTGACCTTGCGATTATACATAAGAGTGTTAAAATCGCCTGTCCCCATAATGTGAATCCCACCAAGCTTGTCTCGATGCAATATTCGTATTTTACCTCCAGTTAATAGAATAGAATTGTCTTCATTCATTCTTTCGATAAGTTCGTCAAAGTCCCCGGTTCGAGCAGGGTCGCTATCAGCGCTGTACCCTCCTTGTTTAGCGAAATAGATAAGTGAGCCGATCCGTATAGTACCAGATGGGTTAAAGCCCGGCCATCGCTTATTGCACTCCCCAGCAACATATCGTTCACCATTTTCTGACCAATTATCCCACAAATCCCGTCCATCGTTTCCGGGGTGTTGACTGTTGATCGCTTGCCCAATGAAGAGCCATTCCTCATAAGATAAGATATTGGGATCGATATGGTCGAGCATAGCCGCGATCTGTGAGAGCTTATATGTTTTTTCGCCATCGCCTTCTCCTACTTCCTCGTTTCCGCGCCCCGGGGCATGTACCCATGGGACACCCATTAACTCCGCTATCCACTCTGGTGCGTCCGGTACGTCCCCCCCTTCTGCCCAGCTATACGTACCGCTCTTTTGTATAGTGTCATCCTCCCCATCTGGCTCTTCCCATTCTACGTATGACGGCCACGCCACGATGTGGGAGCGGGGGCTACCGTCGCCGCCACGGGTATCGACGCCCGGTCCGAGTTTTCCGGAGGATGATGTCAGATTTTCCCGCCATTTGAACAACATGTGTTGACCCCCGGTGGGGGTCTCTTGAACTGGCACATTGTCCATTTCACGATTTTCAGACAGGTGGGTCCATGCTTCAATGCCATTTTTCTCGGGATTGTGCAAATCCAGATCTATGGCGAACATTACCTCACCACATACGATCCCGATATTGTATCCTCGATATTTGCCCTCAGCATCGAACCATCGATCCATTGTACCTTCTTTAGTGCTGCACGAATGATAATTGATGCCAGATTCTTTCTTTGGCAATATTTTACTATTCGGACGGAGAGGCACAACGGGTATGCCCGCTCTGGCATACAACTTTGCTGCCTCATGGATGCGGTCCTCAAAATCCGCAATCTGATCAATCTCTTTAATCTCGTTAAGAGGTAATAACACCCTATATCCCTTTATTTTTTAAGGCAGACCACCAGTTCCGCCCTACTCCATTTAGATCTAACAGTAAAGGAACGCCCAAGAACTCTCGTTCCACTGCTCCTTTAATATCCTCCAGTAAATCTTCTACATGGTCCTCTTTAGCTGACATACTATAACTGTCGTGTGTGTTAAGGATTATTCGTCCTCTATTATCTAGAGCCTCGTCAATGATGCACCAATTCTCTTTATTTATATCCGCCGATGTTGCTTGAATAAGGATACCGGAAGCCTTGTATGATTTGTATCGTTTAGGGAATCTAAGATGTCTCCCATACTTAGTTCTAATATAACCCCGTCTCTCCGCAATCTTTTTAGCAGTTTCCGCAAGTTTGCGCACTCCCCGGACTTTAGTGTGGTATCGGTCAATAATTCTATACGCATCGTCACCTGCACGTTGGTATTTAATGACCTCCCCCCATTCATCTGTGAACTCTGCATCTTCCGTCTCCATGCCCATTTTTTGGGCTGTTGCTCCTGCGCCCTGTACAAAGATCATACTGAGGTTCAACTGCTTGGCATTTGGTTCCCCGCCGTATTCCGCATTGCGCTTTAGCCCCGTAAGATCGGCTACAGTCTGATGAAAATCAAGAGAAGGGTTAGCTTGATACATTTTGACAAGATGATCGTCATACATGCCCACTAATGCAGCGAATATTCTAACCTCAAATGAAGCCAAATCATAATCTAGCCATACTTGACCTTCATCTGGTAAAAAGCAAGGTTTGACAATAGCGGCGGTGATCTTATCGCGAGAGGGGATCTGTTGCATGGCTGGATCGACGTAGGATAATCGACCCCATTTAGTGCCGCCAGTTTCTCTGACCGTTTGGTTGATTGTTGGATAGACTCGATTCCCGATCGCATGTTCAAGGATGTGTTTCTTAAGGAAAGTATCGCGAGTCTTAAGCCCGGATCGAATTTTTACGATTTGTCTCGCCCGTGGGTCAGTCTCCGCTAATGATTCAAGGTATTCTTTGCCAAAGCTTGGTGCACCCTTGCCAGTAGTGCCAATTTTACATTTACCGACCCACCAAGTGCCGTTTCGTTGTTCGGGTTTAAATAATTTCTTAACTTGCGGGGGGGAATTGGCATTAAAATTCCATCCCGCCATTTTATCCATTTCCCGTTGATGCCCCTCGATCATAGGGGTCATGTTCTTCATCGCTTGTTCAGCAGTATCAAGATCGACTCGAATTCCCTCCATCTGGGATCTAATAATTCGGGGCATAGCATTACGTTCGAGTTTATTGATTTGCTCAAGTCCCATCCTCTCTATTTCTTTTTGTTGCCACTCCCAAAGTTCAAGTGTTAGGATCGCATCATCGACAGCATAATCTTTAACTTCCTCGTATGGAAGATCAGCAATATTAACGACATCTATTTCCCTTTTCCCTCTGCCTATGTACTTTCGACATAGGTAGTCGAGGCTATAACCTCCTGGTTTTTGGTGTTTGTTCCATGGGAATTTAGATGCCTCGTGCTCATTGATGGTACAAGCACGATTGATAGTATCATCGAGCAAATGGAGAGGGATAAAAATTCCGGCAGCAGCCGACATGCATGCGTCAAAAGGTGCATTATGGCAAATGATACGGGTACTCTCGGGTAATCTCCCAAAAGCTTCATTTAGCCAGTCCAGCGCCTTCGGCTGCCGCCGAAAATCGTAGTACCAGTCCTTCCCATCAGGGGTCGATATCGAACAGGCAAAAGCTTTATGTATTGGGTAACGTAAGCCTGTAGTTTCCGTGTCGTATGCGAACCGGTCAAATCTATGAAGGTCGGGATACACGACTTAAAATGGTATGTCGTCGTCGAAATCGTCCTCAGTTCGGCCAACCGGACTGGATGGCTCCTTGGGCTGATGCTTGCTGAATGACAATCCGAAGTATTTGCCCGTCTTGTCTTTGAGGTCGCTAATCCACGCAGAAATTCGTAATTCGGTCGCGTGGCCACATTCCTCGCAAATGATTTTGCAACTACCTTGGTGGTCCGGATGCTTATCTTCTTTCTTGTATTGATTCTTGAAGATGGACCCGCTGTTATCTTTGTGTTCAAACGCCATGGTTCTACTCCTGTGAAGTGTGAAAAAGGGGTCCCGATATCGGGACCCCAATATTCCTACATTTTGCCGTCATCCGCCTCTTCTGTTGAAGGCTTTGGATCGCCGCGCTCTACGTCGCGTACACCCGCCTTGACCGACTCGTACAAACTTTCCGCCTGAGCGAAAACAGCCTCTGAGACAAAGCCAAGTTGCTCGACTTTCCAGTTGTAGTAATCTTGGCCCGCTTGATTTTGGGCTTCGATTGCCGAGAGCTTGTAATAACGCTCCCAACGGTCGCCACCAGCCAACTTGATCTGACTGTTAAATTGCCGTGACGGTTTCAACTGGGATCGGGACATTGAGATAACGATCTCAGCAGCCCGTGGGTCTTCCAGCGAAGAGTTGGGGTCCAATAGCAGCCCAAAATGCTGAGCCGTATCCTGAACATCGAGCATTGGATCACCTTTCTCGGTTGTTTGCCCCGCATTAGGGTGCTGACCAACCGCTTCAACTGCCTCTTCCTGCGTTGCATATGCGCCGATAAAGCCGCCACCTGCATCACGATGTTTCCAAACTACCCACTCCAGACGGAAGTACACCGGGACAAACAACACATCAGATCCATAAAGTTCATTGGTCACTGTGTTGAATACCATGCCAACTTCGGCACCTTCGATGTACTCAGCTTTATTCTTCTTGTGCTGAGGGCTGAGATCCTGAACGATGACGAGGCGTGGGATCGTAAGATCAT